TCCACCCCTTTTAGGTTTAGGTTGTATTACGAATTCTTGTTCTTCAGCAAATTCACCACCCATTATTTGTGATCTTTCATCTTCTGACATACCTCTTGTGTCAATTGGAGGAATAACATAACGACTTCTTATATCCTCATAGGTTGGTCTGTTACTATTTTGACTAACTCCTCCAATACTAATAGGTTCATCAAAATTTAATGGGGCTTTAAAAATGCTTTTAACTGTTGTAGCATCATTTGCCGGGTTATATCTAACCTGTTCTGTAATCGGTATATTATTAGGAACTAAAACGGGAACATTAACTTTTCTTGCTAATTGTTCTATTAAATTTTGTAGTCTCACATTTTCACCACTTCTGTCAGTAAATGGTTGCGGCATAGATTGAGGTATAGATGATCCACCTCCACCCGATCCACCGCTACTTTGAACGTTAACTCTTACATTTGTTTTGACAATTTGTTTTTGTTTCTGCTTTTGTTTCGGTTTCTTTCGTTTATCTGCTTTTGTCTTCACGGGCATTTATGTAATATAATAATATTTTATTTTAAATAAATTAAATTTGACTCCATCTTTTCTAAAGATGGATTTAAAAGAATTGAATTGGTGGTATATATTGTGGTTGTAAAGTTTGTTTTTGTGATTTCTGTTTCTTAACATATACAATCTCTTCCTCTTCAGATTCACTCTCAACTTCAACATATTTTACAACTTTCTTTTTTTGAGGTTTCTCTCTTACAACTTCTTTTTTTACTTCGGTTAAAACTTGTTTCAAAGGAACTGATTGCTTTTTTACTTTCTTTACAATTGGTTCAACCAAAGGTAGCGTTGCTTCAATAATAACTTCCTCCTCTGCTTCTTCTTCTTCAGATTCACTTTCAACACCATATTGTTTATTAATTTGTTTCTTAAGTTTCATTTCTTTTGCTACCTTTTTTTGTAATGCTTGTGACTCATATTGTTCCTTAAGTTTCCTCTTTTCAGCCCATACCTCTTCCAGTTTAGCACGACCCTTCGCTAAATTACTTACTGTCTTTTCACTTGTTCCCCTTGTGTCTGGTTTCCCTTTCTTTGTAAGTTTTTGAATTTTAGATGCTTGAATTTCCTCCACTTCGTTTTCTAAAGGCACGGGTAAAGGAACAACTAAACTTGGTTCATTTACGGAAACCTTTAGGGATTTCTTAACTATTTTAGTTTGTTTAACTAGATCCATCTATAAATATTACTAATAAAATAAATTTGAATAATTAAAAAAATAATATTATTAATTACTATAGACAGATGGATAAAAACATAAGAGATGAAGTTAAATCTTTAATAAAAATGGGATTGCCTGAAAACCTAGCAATCATAACTTCGTGTGCTAATAAAGGTAAACCAGAAATGGCGCAAGAATATTTAGAAGAATTACAAGAGGAACAAAATGAAATAAAAGATTTTTTAAGTCAATTTGCTCCATTAACTGAAACAATAAAGTTACAAGAAGAAGGAACAAAAGCGACACCGTTAGAAGTGTTACCATTACCACCTAGTATGAAGTGTAATGATACGAATAATGAAATGACAATAACTGAAAATTAAATTTCAAAAAGTATTGAAATAATAAAATGTAGTAGTATTATAAATGATAAAATCAATTTCAAGATTATATAACATAGGTAGTAGCACTGGTAGAATGAATAGTGATTTTTGTTCGCAAATACAAGTATCATTACCTGATTTAACATTTCATCAAGACCATATACAGAATGCTTATTTTAGTGTAGTTCATTGTGAAATCCCTAATTCATTTTATATTGTAAATTATACTAACAATCAAATTGTTATAGATGGGATTACATATACGCTAACAAAAGGTAACTATAATGTCAATACTTTTAGCACGATGTTTTCAACTATTCTGCCACAATTTTTATTATCATATAATTCCGCCACAACGAAATTAACAATCATAGAAATTAGTCTAAATGATTTCACTATAAATGCTAGTTCATCAAACTCAACCGTAAATAGTATTATGGGTTTAGGGACAACTGATATGACAGGCAATTATACTTACACAATGCCGAATGTAGTAAATTTCATTCCATTACAACGAATAAACTTTAGGAGTAATTATTTTAAGTTTGGTTGTTATTCAACTACAGATAAATCAAATGATATATTTTTACCATTACAAAACAATGCGGGACAAAACTCTATTATCAATTATGTAAATCAAACACAAAATAAGTTTTTAATTCAAGACCGAAACATAACAACCTTTACAATTAATGTAAGTGATGATTTTGCTAACTTAATTAATTTCAATGGGGTCAATTGGTATATGACGATCCAAATTGATATAGATTATTTAGAAGCACCAAAAGTAGGTAACTTTGGAAATATCTTGTCACAACGACCAACACTTTAGGAAAAGTATAATCTTTGAAATTATAAAAATAAATTATTCTTATAATCTATACAATGGCTTCTACTATGTTTCCTTCCTCCGCTATGGGTCTCCCTGCTTCTTTGAAGTATGACCTTCCTCCTTCTATGAGTGACTCTGCTCGTTCTTACAGTGTCAATGTTGCTCCTGACGGTCAATCGTCAGTTGTTGGACCAACCCCTACTGCTACTGCTTTCGTTGCTAACAGTTCAGGTAACTTCGGTAACTATACCGCACAAAATGTGTCTTTCACAATTCCCTCTGGTATGTCAGACTCTGTCTTCCTTGATCCAGTTTCTACTACTCTTTCTTTCACTTTGACTTATACCACTTCCACTGCTTCATCTGTTACTGGTGGTTCTATCAACTTGATCGGTTCTGGTGCGTCTTGGTTTGATGCTCTTGTTCTTTACTCAAACAACACTCCTATTGAGACCATAAATCAATATGGTCTATTACAAAACTTTATGTTACAAAATACCGTCAATCAATCAGAACGTAACGGTGGAATTTCTATTGCTATGGGTGCTGATAGTAACAGTGCTAACGGTCAAGAAATCGCTCATACAGGAACTACTTCTTACAAATACACATATTGTATTCCTTTGATGTCAGTTATTGGTGTCAATACTGATAAGATGTTCCCAGTTGGATCAGTAAATAATTTACAATTGGTTATGACAACTGCTAATATTACTCCCCTTGTGTCATATTCCACCGCCGTTACTACTCAACCAGTTTTCACTGCTTTTACCCTATCTGAATTTCAATTGAATATGAAGTATGTTGACGTAGGTGATATGGCGGCACAACAATTGAGACAAACTCTTCAAGACGGAAAATGGTATATGAAATCAACCACATATACTAACAGTGCCGTCAGTATTCCTTCTGGTTCATCTGGAGCGCAGCAATTGTTGTTACAAATTCGTAACAGTTCCGTTAAGTCAATTATACATCAGTTCGGTATCGCACAAGGTGCTGTTTGCCCTAACCAGTATTATGATGCTATTAACCCTGCCCTTACATCAAGACAAGTTCAAATCGGTGGAAATTTTTACCCTAACAGACCACTCAATGACTGCGGAAGACCGGCAGAAGCATATCCTTACCTTATTCAATCTCTAGGTGGTGGAATTGCTAAATCACTTGGAACGGTTGTCACAGTTGATGCTTACAATGCCGTTATTCCTTCAATTCCTTCTGGTTCTGATTCAAGATTAGTTATTCCAGCATCTGGTCTTCGTGCTGCTTGGACTGGTTCAGATAACACATCTACTCAAATATCTAAATTCCCTAACGGTGCTTTCTACGGGTATGATCTTGAGAAATCTGCTGGAATCCTTTTCAGTGGACTTAACACTCGTGCTGCTCCTCCTTTCCTCAATTTGTTTTTAGGTGCTGCTTCTACGTCTGCTATTACTTGTCAGGCGTGGGGAATGAGCGATGTCGTGTTAGTCTTTGATTTAGTAGCGAAACAAGTGACAGCGTTCATATAGACCCTTTGATTTATAAATAAAAAAATTGAAATCAATTTAAAGACAAATCCCTATATTACAATATAGAATGGCGGATTACACAAATACTCATATTTATAAATTACATTGTCTTAACACAGATGTCAAAGAGTTCTACATCGGTCACACAACCAATCCAAAACAACGTGATAGTTGTCATAAGGATAGAAGTAAAGAAACTCATTGTAAGTCAAATATTAAACTATATAAGTTAATTCGTGATAACGGTGGTTATGATAACTGGTATATGACGATAATAGAACAACGTAATTGTAATAATTTTTACGAAGCCGTTGAACTGGAACAATTGTGGATTGACAAATTGAATCCAGAATTAAACGACCATAAAGCATTAATTACAAAAGAACAGAAACAACATAATGCTAATGAATGGAAACGTAATAGTGTAAGTCATCACGAATACAACAGAAATTATAATAAAAATATGACTGAAGAACAAAAAGCACAAAAATTATTAAAACAACGTGAGCGTTACTCTAATCAAACTAGAGAACAAAAAGATGCTCGTAATGCTAAACTAAAAGAAAGAGCAAAACTCAAAGATCCATCTGGTGGCGATAAACCAATCATTGATAATTTAACTTGTTTAACTTAACTTTTATAGCAAAATCCTATTTAACGATTTAAACTGACAATAAAATTAATTTTATTTATCATTTAACTCCTTTTAGCATCATAAACTATAACTTTTATATCAAAGTTATGGTTTATCAGTTAAACTATCAATGTTTGGTTTATCGCCACCCAATGTTTCTAATTAGAATTTCTATTTATTTCTAATTAGAATTTAATTTTCATTAAATACATAACCGACCCATTTTAAAAAACATTTTGATTTCATATCTTCTTGAATAAAATGATCTATTATTTTATATCGTTCTTCAGTTCCTATTTGTAACCATAAGTTATCTAGACAACATCTATGATAATGTCTATGATTTACGAATACTCTTTGATTTGAATATTCAATATATTTTTTACAAATACAACACTTCTTAATTTCACATTTAATCTCATATTCTCTCTCCATATATATAGTTTAACATTTTCTTTTCTCCAGAAATATTAAATGGATTTAGAAGAAAAGAAGTTATACCATCAAAATTACAACAAACAATATTATCTTAAAAACAAATTGTCTAAACAAACTGAATCAAAGTCATACTTTAGAAAGATGACGTCTTTAAATGATAAGAGAAATAATATAGATAAACTACTTAAACAAAATAATGAGAAGGCTATAAAATTTAAAGAACAATTAAATTCTTCATCTATATAAATGAGTCATATAACAATCAAACACAATGACACACCTCCTCTTAAGAAACCTTCATTTGTTGTTGATGGTAAATTACACGATAAATTAGATGAATATGAAATCACAAAACTTATGAATAAACATAACTTCTCTTTATTTTTAGGAAAGGCAGGATCAGGTAAATCCACATTACTTATCTCTCTTTTACAATCACCAACTTTATTTAAAAAAGTTTATCATACCATCATTCTATTTTGCCCTCCTAATAGTAGGGCATCAATTAAGAATGATTTTTGGTCTGTGTTACCAGAAGGTCAGATCTATGATGAATTGAATTACGACAATTTACAAGAAGCATATTCCATTGCTGAAGAAAACGCATCTCAAGGATTTAGGACATTAATTGTTTTAGATGACGTTCAGAAATTCCTTAAGGGGGAATGTGAAAAACTGTTACTACATATGGTAAATAATAGAAGACACTCATCATTATCAATATGGTTAGCGTGCCAAACTTATAAGAGTATTCCGTTACAAGTAAGAATGGGTCTTACATCGCTTTTCATTTTTAAAATCCAGAAACAAGAGATGGCGAATATATTTCAAGAACAAGTTGAGATTAGTGACGAAATATTTAAAGAGATATTAGCACTTGCCTATAAAGAACCACATCAATTTATTTTTATTGATTCTAATAGTCAAAGGATCTTTTTAAATTGGGACGAAATTATTATAGAATAAAATTATCATTTTTTAAAAAATAAAATAATAATATATATTACAAATGGCAATTGGAAATTTTTTCAAAAAACTTGGTTCTGATACTAAAAAGTTCTTTAGTAAAGGTGGCGCTGCCGATACTGGACTTCGTAAATTAGGTAACACTTTAACGAAGGTTGGAGGAGTTGCGTCTTCTTTAGCACCTTTAGCAATGATTGCTGCCCCGGAGTTAGCAGTTCCTTTAATGGCGGGTGGGGCTTTAGCAGGAGTTGCTGGTAGAACTGCCGGCAATATTAGAAGTGGTGCTCGTAAAGGTGGTGACATAGTTCAAAAAACTCAAAACATTACAAAGGCAGTAACTAGTGGTATTCAAGCAGCAAAACCATCTGCCGCAACTTTAGGAATGAATTTCGCTTAAAATACTTTTCTTATGAAATTGTTAAATAATAATTAATTTGACTCCATCTTTTTAAAAGATGGAATTAAATAAAATAATATTATATATTATAAATGGAACGCTCTGATAATAATGAGGAAATAAATAATGCTACTCCAACTAGAATAGTCAAGATGCCTTTAAAAAAGAACTTCAAGGTATGGTTAGATAGTAACGTTGCTGCTTCTTGGAGTGGAACACAATTTGACGCAAAATTTACAGTTGATTTGAATCAATGTATTCGTGAAGAGTGGAGATTGAATAGTTCATATTTAATGACATTCTCTTTCATTAGTAAGGCATCTACATTTGCTGTAGGTGCTGTAACAACAACAAATATGTATACAGTTCATATTGATTTAGGACAAGGAACACCAACGATGTATCGTTATACGGCAACAAGAACACCTGCTGGTAATGTTCGTGTATCAACTGATGGAACTGGAGTTTTTACGGTTACTACTGGTGTAAATGATGTGCCTTGTTATTTCAATTCAAGACCAGAAGATAACGATCCAGTATTTATCAATAACTTAAAGAATGTGAACTCTATAAATATTAATTTAATACAATCGGGGTCTGGAACTTTCAATAGTGCTGATAACGCTACTATCAATACGGCAACCAAATACATATGTTGTTTAAATTTTCAAGAAGTTTAGGATTTCCATCTTTAAAAGATGGAGTCAAATTTGGGGATACCTTTTTTAAAGGTATTGTTTAACTAAATAAATTTCTTATAAAATTGTAAAAAATAAAATATGTATTTATATAAATGGCTACCAATTATGGATTTGAACCTACTCTAGATGGACTAAATAATATAGACGCTGATTCAAGCACAACAACAAATATTATATGTGATACAATTCAAATAAATTCAAGTGGAACAGCACCAACCGTTAGTGCTTTATCTAATAACACAAATATCGCAACTACTGCTTGGGTTACATCACACGCAATAGGTTCTTATGTTACACTTGCTGGAACACAAACTATTACAGGTCAAAAAACCTTTTCAAATGCTAATACTTATATTAGTGGTAATTTGGTTACGAATTCAATTCAATCAAGTGTAGTAACCAGTGATATTAATATTGGAACTCTATTAACGACTGGTGATATAAATTTCGCCACAGGCGGTATATCAACTAATGTAGCATTAAATTGGGGTTCAACATCAAATTCAGGGAATCTATTATTTAGAGGTGGTAGTTTTACTTTTACTGGAACTGGAATAACTACCCTTTCTTGCGGAGCAGCATATGCTATGGATATTGCTACAGGACAAACAAGCGGACTTTTGAGTATTGGAACAGCAGCGGGACGAAATGCCGCAATTAATATCGGCACTGGTTCTATTTTAGGCACAGTAATCACCATCGGTTCAACAGGAGGTGGAACTACTACTCTCAATTGTGGAACACTAAATTTGTCGGGGACAGCAAACTCCAGATTAGGAGCAAATATGACATCGGGGACAATTACAATAGGAGGTGGTTCACTTTCGGCAACAGCAATCAATATCGGTTCAACCCAGACTGATGTAACGAGCACAATTAATATAGCAACTGTAGTAACTGGAAACGCACCAGTTAATATTGGTTCAGTAAATTCATCAACTCAAAAATTAACATTTCATTCTCAAGATTTCAATATAAATACAGGATTTTTACCTCTCAATAATGTTGGTTCTCTTACTATAGGAGGTGCTGACATTAATCTAAACTCAACTGATACTACTTGTAACGGTAATTTTAACGCATCAAATATTATAGGATTATCAGGATTAACTTTCGCATTATCAACAACTGGAACAGATGATATAAATATTACATCAGGAGGCGATACTATCGTGTATAGCCCTAATCTAATTATGTCAACTAATACAGCATTAACTTTTGCTGGAACTACATCAGGAACTGGAATCCAATATACAAACCCATTAGCAAACGAATTTCAGATACAATTACTAAATGTTGCTGACAGTCTGTACTATGTAGATAATACTGGAGTAAGTATTTTCTACGTAAGGGCAAATGAATTTAATGTAGATGTTCCAGCAAGATTTACAGATACCGCAACTTTTGACGGTGTAGCAAGTTTCACAGGTGATGTGACAATTCTACAAGATACTTACCCACCATCATCTACATCGGCAATTGGTTATAATGATAGCGCAACAACACTAACTGACCCTATGAATAATACTCTCACCGCAAGGAGTAATTTTACCTTACCAGCAAAAGGGGTTTGGTTAGTAATTTGTGGTTACGAATGGAATACAAATACAAGTAACACAGTTGAGTCTAAATTATTAGTTTTATCTACAACATCTGCCGGAACAACTCCAGCAGCATACGGATTGGACTATTACGAGGAAATAAATGACGCCGCTGGAGCAGCAGGAAATAGACAAAAAGGAACTTTATCAGGTGTTATAAATGCTACAGCATCATTAATAATATATGTAAACGCAAGGTCATCTGTGAGTTCAGGAACAAATACAGAACTACGAACTAATGTTTCTTGGACGAGACTTGGATAATAAAATGAGTTTAGAAAAAATAAAATATTACATATTACTATATGAGCGGAAATTTTTGTTACATAAATCCCAAAAATTCGTTAGCGAAAGACGCAAAGATAAATGGTCTTGTAACAAAGATCATTCAAAAGGTAGGTGAAATTCCTTCCCATCAGGAATACAAAGGAAATATGGAACTTCTTAAAATGGTTTGTTTAATGGTAGAACACGCAATAGATAATTCTAAAACAAAAATTAAAATTGATAAGAAGGAAATTGTGTTCCAAGTTTATACTAGGTTATGGAACGGATTTACACCTTTAGAGATAAAGGCACTAGATGCGAATATTCAATACTTACACGAGAACGGTCAGATCATTAAGAAGGGAATATGGTCTGTTATTAAACATTCGGTTTGCGACTGGTTTTCTAGAAAGATTTTAAACTAATTGACTCCGTTTATGATTATATATTTGATTATTTACGGAATGAGTTTTTTAAAAAGTTAGGTATTCCATTAAGAATCGTAAGTGTTATAAATACAGTTATGAATTTAGATGGTTATAGTATCATAAGAATGATTCTAGCGAATTTTGGTTACACTAAATTTATTACTTGGGTATTTTGGTTTTCTTTGGTATTTTGATTTTATGTATTTTGATTTTATTTATGAAAATAAAAAAAATTGAAATGGTTTTTTATTATATTTTTAACATCATAAATATAATAAGAAAATGTCAAACGAACTAAATTTAAATGAAACAATAATTTTTGTGGTAAAGTGTTTTGAAACTAAACGCCATACTAAACCTCATACTTATAGTTATTTTATGGATTATAAACACGCTATTTGGGGTTTAATAACAGACTGTGATAGCATTATGAGAGTTGAAATGGTTAAGGTTTTAATTGGTTCTAGAGAATATAATTCAGCGGTTATTAATAGTGAAAAAACATTACTTCTTGACATATTTTAACGCTTGTAATGGTGTGTTACCCATACTGGTCGCAACTTCAGTTAATTCTTTGAGATTCACATTTGCGAACTTACTTGTGAGAAAAATATGGCGCAACATTGACGTGCTAATTTTCTTATTGAAAATAATATTGAGACGATGTGTGATTTGAGATGGAGTCAGTGCTCCTCCTTTATTATCAAACAACAAATAATCCATATCATCAGGTAGGACTGATACCCACTTCTTTAAAATTGCTAACAATGGTTTCGTAATTGGTTCTGTTTGTGCGCCATAATTTTTCGCAGTTTTATAATTATTAAAAACAAATACTTTCTTTTTCAAGTCAACATAGTTATCCTTTTCAACATCAAAATTCTTCACCTTCATCTTCCAGTCAAGACTTCTTCTGGGTGCTTGATAAATACCACCTGTTAATGATAACAATATATAATTTTGGATCTTCTGGAAATCCGCCATCATCAATTTAGGTTTCTTATAAAGCAACTTTGCCTCTGCTTCTAATTTCTTTAAAATACCTTCTACATCACTTGTAGGTATCATATTTTCTTCAAATTTGCCGTCTTTCTTCTGGAGCATTTGCTCGTCATTATATTCACCGATGTCACTCATCATTTGTTTATTATAATCCTTATTTCCAGTAATAACAACTAGGGCTGCTAGAGTTGTCTTACGTTTAGAAAATGGAATATCTTTTAAATGTTCCATAATTGTATCTACCTTATCAAAATTGTCTAAATTAATTTCACTGTCATCTGGGAAACATTTTCTGTAAATATTTGTTAAAATACTTTTATAGGTTTTTAAAGACCCATCACTCAAATTAGGTCGCTTCTTTTTTAGAACTTCTGTCAGATCCATCTATATTATTAACTTTTATTTTATTTTTGTTAATTGTTATTATTAACCTTTGGTTAAACTCTTTTTAAATATTTCTGCTTTAATTTTCAAGATTTCAAGATTTTTAATAATCTCATTTGTCTTTGCTTGGCACGATGATTTCACTATAGGTATGTTAGAAGGTAACTCTATAATTTTATCTTCTAAATGAATCAAAGAGAGAAAATCAGGAGGTTTTTTTTGTGAAGCAACGCTACCTTTGGTTAAATGGTATCTTTGTTTTTTTCTTAAAAGAAGTCTTTTCTTATTATTTTTATACCACTGAATACCTTTTGTTTTATATCGTTCATTATAATATTTTCTAATTTTATCACGATGTTTATGGTAATATTCTTTATGGTATGTGGTTAAGATCCCATCTTTACCTACATATTTCGTTTTGTATCTTTCTGCTATTTTCTCTCTATTCTTTGAATAATATTCTAAATTATATTTCATTATCTTCTCTTTATTTTTTACATAATATTGTTTCTGATAGACTCGTTGATATTCTTTTTTCTTTTCTGTTTCCAAAGGTTCATCAGAATCTGACTTTACACTTAACATTTAATATATGAAAATATAATATTACTATACACTATAGGGAAATGCTAATTGAACCAAGCACAAGAAAAGACAAGAGATTAATGGCGACATTTGCTAACGGTAAAGTAATTCATTTTGGTTTAAAGGGTGGGAAGACTTACATTGATGAGGGTGACAAAATTAAAAGACAAAATTATTTAGCAAGACATCAAAAGAGAGAAAACTGGGACGATCCTTTTACTGCTGGAAGTTTATCTAGATATTTACTTTGGGGTGACTCTACATCATTGGAAGCAAATCATCAGGCATATATGAAAAAGTTTCCTATTACAATGAAAAAATAAATAAAAATGTGTTTTGAATTTATTTAAGAAAATAAAAAAAATTGAAATGCTTTCTTTTCTTTAAATTGATCGTATAATAATATAATAAAATGAATACTAATTCCGAAATGGTAAATAAAATAATGTATAGTGTAATTAAATTTAATTTTACAAAAGAAAAATCAATGGAATTTTTACGAGTAAAATATAATTGGTTATATCCTTTCATCACTGAAACAGTTTGGAAGTTACATTTTAATTTATACTTAAAAAAACTAAATCAACATTTAATAAATAAATATCACGAAGAAAAAATCTGCTATGATTGCTGTATTGATTTTAAACCGTCAGGATCACCTTTTAAACCGTCAGGATCACCTTTTAAACCGTCAGGATCACCTTTTAAGATTGATAATATCTGTAAAATATCCGTTAAACCAGATTTATGGAGATGCTTTGAGTGCTGTGCTAGACAAGAAATGTCTAAAAATGATGAAGATGAGGATAAAAAATGTTTTGAATGTGGTAACGATAATGACCGAATGAAAGATGGAAAACCTACTTTGACTATTAAAGGTAAGGGTATTTGTCTTACTTGTAATATATTAAAAATGAATAACGATACTGAAGAATTTGGTTATTTGGAGGAAAGTGAATTACTTTAGGAAATTATATATATAAAAAAATCTCTTATATATATAAAATGGATACCGATTTAGTAAAATCAACTATTTATAAGATCTGCTGTAAAAATGCTGAAATTACTGACTGTTATGTAGGGAGAAGTATTGATATTATAACCCGTTTACAAACGCATAAATCGTGTTGTAATATTGAAAAAGGTAAATCATATAATTATAAATTGTATCAAAAAATAAGAGATAATGGTGGATTTGAAAACTGGTCTCTTGAGGAAATTGAAACCATAGAACACGATTCAGATGATACAACTCCAGCACGTGAACGTGAATTCTTCTGGTTTAGCGAATTAAAGGCAAATCTGAATAATAATACACCTAATCAATCACATAAAGAATCAGTTAAAATTTGGCAAGCAAACAATAAAGGATACTCAAAAATATATGTCAAGAAATATAGAGAAGAAAATAAAGACAAAATAAAAGAAAAGAATCAGAAATATTATGATAAAAATAAAGAGAAAATGAAAGAAACTTCTAAAATTTGGATTAATAAAGAAGATAATAGAGAGAAGAATAGAACATATCAGCGGGAACGTTGCCGTAAAATTGCCGAGTTAAAAAGGTTACAAAAGTTATCTGTTATTTCTCTTAATCATTGTGAAGAGCCTTGAATAATGCTTTTTCACCATCTAAAATCTTCTTATATAATCCTTCCTTACAACTATTATGATATTTCCTAGTAGGGAAATCGTTTTTTCTTAAAGGGCGCAATTTATCCCCACAAATTTTACAAATTTTAGTTTTACAAATTTCAACAGAGTCAACAAAATCCATTTATATTATATTATTAAATTTATTTAATATAATATCCATTTAAATCTTCTTTTAATTACTAGTATCCGTATTTATAATCCGGACGCTATATTCTAATTATTCCGATTTTAATTGTTTAACTTATCCTTTAATAACTTCAA